TACCACTATATATTGATGTTAAACGTTTCATTCCCGGTGGTGATGTGCTTAATGTTGGTGATAAGGGCTTTGGTATTCCATTAGACTTCTTAGGCTTTAAAGATAAACAAATAGATTTACCAACTGTATTATCACCTAACTTTGGTGCAGCTGGTGAAATCATGATTCCTATACTTACTGGAGTAGACCCATTTACTAAACAAAAAATAGATGGGTTAGGTTTAGGAAATGATGGTGCAGTCTTAACACAACATATACTTAATAGACTTATACCTAATATTCCAACGTCAGCATTTACAGTTCCTTTCTTAGGACCAGATAATGTTATTGATGACTATAGTCCGTTTAAAAATTCTTTCGGTTCTAAAAAGATTCAAGAAGCATTTAGACAAGCTAGAGATGGTACTCAAGAAGAATACGGAACTGAGTTTAGCCCATTTGAAGCTATACTGAGTACCTTTGGTTTTAAACTTACACCTGTCGAGGTTGAAAAGCTATTAGGTATTAAGAGTGTAGAATTTAGAAAACAATATGGCGAAATGAGACAGTCTATTTATGCTATACAAAGACAAATAGTTGAAGGTAAATTAAGTAAAGAAGCAGGTGAAAAGCAAATAAATGATTTAGTTGAAAAAATAGAAACCTTAGCAAATAGATTAGAACTAACTGAGACAAGATTTAGAGAACTAAAAAGAACAGGTGGTCTTGTTAGTGACGTTGAAGAAGACCCAGCAGACCGAACAAATCCTTACACAGGAGTAAGCTATGCTGATACAGCAGATGTATTTACACAGATGGAAAAAGCTTTAAAAGAAATGCAAGAAGAAACAGAAAAGATAGCTCCTATTGATAGCCAAATGAGTCAGCTAAGAACAAATTTTTTTGAAGGTACAACACCTGATATGATTAATTTTAAATTTTTAAACGATTGGCATGAAACAAATTTTACAGATGTAGATGAATTTAAAGGAACTTTAGATAAACAATTAAAAGGAAAAAAAGTTTCTATGAGATTAAGTACTTTTGAAATAGATGGTAAAACTTATATTCTACCTACTTATGCAAAAGGTATTGGTAGAATATTAGCTGATGAAACATTTAAACAAGATATTAAAGATGGTAAAATAATAGGATATGAAACAAAAGAGGAAGCTGACAAAAAATTAAGATTTTTAAGAAATAAAATTATTAATAAACAAAAACTATAATGTATAAATATTTTAAAAAAGAAGAACTAGCATGTAAGCACACAGGAGAGTGTCATATGGATGATGCTTTCATGGCAAAGCTTGATGCTATTCGAGAGGAGTGCGATTTCCCTTTTTTTATTAGTAGTGGTTATCGTTCTCCAGAACATCCTATCGAGGCTAAGAAAGCCTCACCGGGTGCTCATGCGTCAGGAAAAGCTGTAGACATACTCGTTAGTATGGAAGAAGCTTATATCCTCGTTGAGGTTGCTCTCAAGCATGGAATACCTCGTATTGGTATTTCACAGAAAGGACCAGTTGGTTCTAGATTTATTCATTTAGACATGGATACATCACGAGCAGCACCTCGTATTTGGAGTTACTAATGGTTCTTTATACCGAAGCACAACTTGATATGGCTTGGCAACAAGACTGTAAGAATAGAGCAAGAAAAGAAAAGCCTTGGTTACACCGAGAAACCTACAGAGATTTATTTGAAGCCTGTTTAGACTTAGAAATCTCAGGTATGGATGAAAAGTCTCAATATTATTTAAAGACTTTTGATGTTGATATTCCTAATGAAATATTAAACTCTATAAAAGAAGTTATAGATTTAGAATTGGAGTTAAACGATGATTGATAAACTAATAGAACCAGTAAGTCAGATACTGGACAAATTCGTAGCCGATAAAGATTTAAAGGCTAAACTACAACATGAACTTAATACTGAACTACATAAAGCAAACATGGCTCAACTTGAAGTTAATAAAGTTGAAGCTGCTCACAAAAACATGTTTGTTGCTGGATGGCGACCATTTGTTGGCTGGTGCTGTGCTTCTGCACTTGCGTATCACTTCATTCTTCAACCAATACTGGTTTTTGTCCTATCCATTTCAGGCTATCAGGTGGCTCTTCCGGAGTTTGACATGAGCAGTCTTATGACTGTTCTGTTAGGTATGCTTGGCTTAGGAGGCATGAGAACTCTAGAAAAAGTTCAAAAAGTTTCAAGAGAAAAGTGAAGACATGGTTAGTCTTACTTTCGTGTTTTAGTCTTTATGCTGATAAACCAGACATATACTGGAAGATTACTAAAGCACCCTACAGTAAAGAATACTTAGAAAAAATACACTATAAAGAACCTGTCTTTGAAACAGAAAGATTCAATATTAAATTAGAAGAAAAAGAAACAGTGTCTCCTTGGCACTGGAAGGTTTTCTGGACCCTACAAGCTTTAGATGTCTACACAACTGTTAAAGGTATGGAATACGATTGTGTTTATGAAGCAAATGTTTTATTACCTCGAAAGCCAGACACAAGTGATTTAATTAGACATAAAGCTATTGTCTTTATTCCAACATTTCAACTATTCCCACCAAATAGTCTAGCCGATAAAGATTTATATTTAAGCACTATAATAACAGCTTCAGGAGTTGCTAATAACTTTGAAGTGCTTAGAAAAGCTAAAACCAAAGGCTGTAAAAAACTATAAGCTTTTCAAATATTTTTGAAGCTCATAATGTAAAGCATCTAATTTTACTTTAGCATTTTGAAGTATTGCTAAAACATATCTAGAATCTTCACCAAATATTTCTTCTACTTTCTCTTCAGGAACTTGACTTATTTCAGTAATAATATTGTTCTTTTCATCTATAAGTATTTTCCAACTTATGATGTTTGCTTCTTTTGTTTTCATGTGACATCCTTAAACTCCACATCGCCTTGTCTGCCTCTAAGACCTGCCTTCATATAAGAAGTAGCTCTACCCTCAAAGAAGTTTTGATGTTCAACACCCATAACTTCATCTAACCAAGGTAAAGGATTATCTCTTTGGTCATAGTTAGTTTTTAATCCTAATTGTAATAATCTTCTATCGGCTATATAGCGATTGTATTTTCTCATATCTTCTTTTGTTAGACCCTGTATATCTCCCATCTCAAATACTAGGTCTAAAAACTTGTCTTCAAGATTAACCATCTCTCGACATATCTCATAAAGTTCTTTCTTAAACTCATCTGTCCAAATATCTAGGTTCTCTTGTATAAACTCTCTAAAGAGCTTGGTCATAGCTTCAACGTGCATCGATTCGTCTCTAATGCTGTAGGTTACTATTTGACCCATGCCTTTCATCTTACCGAATCTTGGAAAGTTCAACAAGATTGCAAAGCTTGAAAAGAGTTGTAAGCCTTCGGTAAAGGCTGAGTAGACTGCTAGAGTCTTTGCTATACTCTTTTTGTTGGCTTTAGAGGGTTTAAAGTTACCGACATAATCATGCTTGTCTGACATAGCCTCATACTCAGCAAAGGCTTTATATTCGTTCTCAGGCATTCCTACAGTATCTAACAACAGACTATAAGCATGTTGATGAATAGATTCCATATTAGCAAACGAAGCCATCATCATACGAGCTTCAGGCTTTTTAAAGATACGCATGTATTTATCTATGTAACCCGAACCAACGTCAACATCAGATTGTGTGAATAGTCTAAAGATTTGTGTTAGTAGATTCTTTTCATCGCTTGAAAGCTCTTGCCAATCTTTAACGTCTGTATGCAAAGGTACTGACTCAGGCATCCAATGCATTTGATTTTGTAGTACATAATAATCGAACATCCATTGATGGTCGAAAGGTTTATAATATTCTCTTTTACTTAGTAGACTCATTTTCTTTTCCTCCATATTCTGCCAATAAGTTTTCTATAACAAAGTCTTTAAAATGACTTTTAATCATATCCATGTCATAACCTCTTTTTGTCTGATAACAGAACTCATATATTTGTTCTTTATTAGCTTTTAAAGTTACCCCACGTTCTTTAGCTCTATCTAATATGCAGTTAGGTGTAACTACCCACATAACAAGAGCATTGTTTACTTTTTCCCAATCTATCAAGGAATCCCAATCAGGTTTCTTAACTCTTTTATCCCATCTGGTCATTTTCCTTGTCCTCTATAACGTTTAAAGTTTCTTTTGTAGTTTTTGTTCATAGTAGAAGTTGCTAAATTCTTTCTACCTTGCGATGTCTTTTTACCTCTGACACCAGTAACAGAAGTATGAGTTGAACCACTATTCCATTTAGCTGCCATAATTATCCCTCACAAGCAATACAACCCTCTTCATCTAATTTGATTCGAGGTATTTTAATATTAACATTTTCTGCAGCTCTTGCAGCATCTGACCTTAAATAATATAAAGATTTTAACTTGTGCATTCCTGCCCAGTGGACATCGTTAATGTATTGTAAGTATTCATCGTGCACTTCTTGAGGCTCTGTAGCCTTCGGTAAAGTAAAGAAAAGATTAACACTCTGGCTCTGACAAATATATTCTTGCCTCTGATGAGCATGTTCAATAATCCAAATCTGATTAATCTCATTTGCTGTTTTAAATATTTCTTTTTCATTATCATCAAGAATATCTAAGTGTTGCACTGAACCACTGTTAGCAAAAATATCTTTCCATAGATTATTTATTTCTTCTGCCTTTAGACCTTTACTCTTTAATACTTTTTCTAAATGTTTGTTTTTAACTTGATAGGAGCCAGTCAATGTTTTATGCGTAAAGACATTAGCTCTGTAAGGCTCAATACTAGGTGAGGTGCCACCACACAGAATACTTGACGAAGCATTAGGAGCTACAGCAAGTAAGTGTGCATTTCTTAATCCTGTCCCGGCTACGTCTGGTGCTTCACCTCTAATCTCAGCCAAGAACTTTGAAGCTTTCTTCGCATGTGTTTTAATATGCTTAAAGGCTTGATTGTTAAAACTAGCAGCAAACATACTCTCAAAAGGAATATTATTCTTTTGCAAATAAGCATGAAAGCCCATAGCTCCCAGACCTAATGACCTTTCTCGATATGCTGAGAATGCTGACCTAGTGAAAGGTTTTTTGTCAGGATGAACGTGATTACTAAACCTTTTGTAATTGGCATTGTAGCCTCCTAAGGTCTCAACATCTATCGCATTGTCTATGTAATGTTGCACCACATTGTCCAACATAGTTATTATGTCCCCGATAAAATGAGGATGGTCTTTCCAAGCATCGAAGTATTCTAGATTGACACTAGATAAACAACACACTGCTGTTCTTTCTTCGTTGGTAGGTAATGTTATTTCTGAACACAGATTACTTTGTTTAATATCTAAGCCTAAATCTTTTTGTTGTTTAGGCATGGCTTCATTACAGGTGTCTATATTGACCATGTAAGGCTCACCAGTCTCGGCTCTAACATTTAGGATTTGCCACCATAAATCTCTAGCCTTAACTGTCTTAACAGCCTTGTTGGTCTTTGGGTCAACCAATCGCCAATCATCGTCTTTCTTAACAGCATCTAAGAATGCATTGGTTATGTTGATACCATTATGTAGGTTCAAACATTTACGATGGATGTCGCCACCGGATTCTTTTCTAAAGTTTATAAATTCTTCTATCTCTGGATGACTTATATCCATATAGGCTGCGTAAGACCCTCTTCTTGTTGTGCCTTGATTAAAGGCTAACATTTGAGAATCAACAACTTTTATGAAAGGAATTGAACCAGTAGAACGACTATTGTTAGAAGTAGAAATACCATTACTCCTAACATCTCCCCAATATCCACCAATCCCTCCACCTGAACTAGCCAACCATATATTTTCATCGTAATGAGAAGACAAACCATCCCTAGAATCAGGAACATAATTGAGGAAACAGCTAATAGGAAGACCCCTTGCCTTATGCCCATTTCTGCTGGTTCCACCATTAGAAAGGATAGGAGTGCTAAACATGAACCACCTATCAGAACTGTACTCATAAAGTCTCTGAGCCAAATCAAAGTCCGTAACAGATTTATACGTTGCACCATATACTGCAGCTCTTGCAAAAGCTTCTTGAGCATGTGTTTCACCTCCTTCATTAAATAAATATCTGTCATAAAGAGTGTCTAAAGTAAATTTATCCAACTCTTTTTCTTTATTATAATCTATCTCTATACCGAGATATTGTTTTTTACCAATTTTATCTTCCATCATTCTCCTGTCTTAAAAAATTTCTCTGTTTCATCGTGAATGTATAACATAATAAGACCATAATGTAATATCTTCATTAAGTCTTTTCTGTTTGCTCCTTCTTTATTACCATAACGTTTGGCATATTTCATAATATTACCCATACAAAATCCTGTTCCATGCCCAGAATCAATGATAACATCAGTAGCTTGGTACTTATCTGTAGCATAGTGTTGACCATAGGTATCGTAAACATAACGTTGTAGTTCTTCTATTAATTTATCTTCATTAAACTTGTACATAATTTTTTTTCCTTTATTTCCAATCATCCGGTAATGTGTCCTCCATATACCATTTAAAATTATTTTTTTCTGCCCACTCAGCATGTGTTCTTTTTGTACCATCCTTACGTCTCTTTGCTTGAGGCATTGGAGCATAAGGATTTGAAAACAAAAATATCAATTCTTGATTATCTTTTAAAGACTTGCGAATCCAAACATACTTGTTGTATTCGTTGTAGTCCCAAAAGCGACCTTTAGCTTCTAAAAGATATTCAATACCATTTATGACTTTGATAAAGTCTGGCTCATAGTTATGTTCAACTATGTAATTGACTTTGTCGCCATGGTGTTCCCATTCTTTTAAGATAGTCTGATGTAAATTATATTCCCATTTGGAATCGTATCCACTAGGTATATCTTTTTCAACAGGTCTTATCTTTCTAGGCTTACGATACCCTCGCATACTCCATCACATCCATAAGCTTAATATCATCTATAGCTTTATTTTTGCTTAAGATTTTAACATACTTGATGAACCATCTAAAAGAAAATGCTGAATGCATTAATCTTCTATTGGCATATACATGGGTTTCGTCAGGCAAAAGCTCTGTAAAGTTTTGTAGATTGATTTGTTTTCTGTCTTCTTCTTTTAAGAAAGAACCAATCCATTCAATAAACAAAAGCTTTGCTTTATGTCTTACTTTTTTTGATTTTCTACCATTCATTATGTTATCTCCCTAACATTAGGTAATTTTTCTATGTGTGTCAAGTATGCATTACCTTTAGCATATTCAAACACTCTTAATCCTTGTCCATCGTTAGCATCTTTATGACACTCAAACTTATATGGGCACCAGACACAATCTCTAGGAAGCTTCATGTTCCCGGCAGCTCCATCTGGTATAGGATTGTAACACCTTTGAGGTGGTGTCTTTTTAGCAATAGCTGATTTAACAGTTTTAATCTTTGTTGTAATGTTTGGCTTATCCAAATCATCAGGAATAAAAGTTGTTAGTTCTCCTGTCTCTTTATTCATAACAAGAAAACCACCCTTATTGGTTTGTTCTGCATGTTCGTATCCAGCTAACTGCGATAGATAACCAAAAGCATCCTCCTCTCCGAGTGTGCCCTCTTTAAATTTCTTGAAAGCATAACCAGAAGCTGATTTAATATCTATAACTTCACCATCAATCATACAGTCCATGTGTCCTTTGATACCTGAAATACTTATTTCTTTTTGTTCATTTTCTATTCTGTGTCCAGAAAGTTTAACAAAGAATAAAAGAAGAACCTCAAGTAAATGACCATATAAAAACTTAATAAAGATAGGCGAAGATAATTTTTGTTCTTCTTTCTTTTCTAAATTTAAATCATACCATAATCTTCTTAATGGCTTACCAACGTTAGACATTCTAATTGTTGGTTTAGCTTCTGATGAAGGAGTTGCCCAATGTCTTAATGCATCCGACATAGCCTTACCAAAGTCTTCGTAGTCTTGTTCAGATATTTCTATAGGCTTATTATCAGCTAAAGAACCGATAACTTTATAGATATCATCTACAAGTGTCTCAACTGTTTTCTTTTTCATTTTCTAATTCCTTAAATGCTTTTATTACATCTGATGAAAACAACTTAGGTAAATTTACAAGATACATTTTACTTGCGTTATTATCTCCACCGGATACTGTTCTAAAAGTATCGAGTTTATCTACTAGCTTTTTCAATACTTTTGTATCAAAAACTAAACTGCAAAATATATTATCACCAATACAAAGATTATGAAACCAATAATCAGATTCTGTGGCTTTAATTCCTGAAGGCTTTCCATAGCATTCATATTCGATTGCAATGTTTCCTGTGCTTTGCCAGATATCACGTTCAGATTTAACTTCAATCTTTTTGTCTTGAAGCATGTCTGCTATCTTATCTTCTCGCACTTGACCATACTCTAAGTCTAGGTCAAACTTTTTTCTGTCTTCTTTATTTGGTCTCATAATTTTCTATTAACCTCTTTGTTTCATTTTTATCAATTTTAAACCATTCGCCATTAAATTGCTCTGCTTCTTTTTTTAGCAATTTGTGAAGATTGCTTTCAGCTTTTTGTTTATCCTTAAAAAACTTAGTAAAAAATATGTCATAATCTCTAAATGGTGAACCTATTTGAAAAGTAGAACATCTATCTTCAGGGTCCACAGCCATACCAACTTTAACCCAATCTTGCCATGCCGGGTTAGTTAGAATATAAATATAACCTTCTTTTTGTTGGTTACAAACTTTGGTAAATTCATGCGATGTTTTATTCGTTACATGTTTCCAAAGACCAACGTGACTTATATATCTATTACTCTTTTTTGATAACCAACGAGCAACAACTCTTGTAGATTTACCTTGTTTTATTTTTTGTTCGGCAGTATAAAGAAGCTTTAACTGTTCTGGTATTGGTTTTAAATATCCATCAATCTCGCTTTCTTCATAACCAAAATCAATGGTTGAAGTTTTTCGAGATATATAACCTTCTGGTATATTAGTGGGTTTCACTCCAATTATTTCCTATCTTATATTCACCATCCAAAGGACAACGCATGTTAAAATACTTACCAGCATCTCGAATAGATTCTACTGCAAGTTCTCCTACTCTCATTGCTTGGCATTCTCTTACTTCTATTTGCCATTCATCATGGATATTGGCAACAAACTTATAATCTATATTAGCTAATCTTAATCTTTCGTCAAGTATGCATAGACCTTTCTTCATCACGATTGCTCCTCCACCTTGAAGTAAAGTATTTAAAGCAGCATGTTGATGTCTTAATATAATCTTACGACCATCTAATCCTTTGAGGAATCCTTTTTGAGCTGCTCTTTGCACTCGTTCTCTAAGAGATTTAAATGCAGGTTGACCAGCAAGAAAACGTTGTTTAAGTTCTCTGCCATCGGCTTTATTTCCGTCAACAATTTTACCAATTTTTTCGTCTCCTGCTCCGTAGATAAGTGCATAGATGAATGTTTTAGCCTTATCTCTTGATTTAAGTCCAACAATTTGTTGGTTAGTTGTGTGAATATCTCCATCGATAATTTCATTTATATACTCCTCGTCATCCATATAATGAGCTAACATCCTTAGCTCTAAGCCTGAAGCATCAACACCAACAAGCTTGTAGCCTTCTGGAACAGTCCAACAGGCTCGACATTCCTCACCAAACTTGCTCTTTACACTAGGCACTTGAGCAACGTTAGGATTTCTATGGGACATTCTACCCGTAATTGTCCCTGTAGAAATAACAGAACCATGAATACGTTCATCATCTGCCAACGCATCGAGCCAAGATTGGACCTGTGCTAATCTCTTTTGATATAGTAAGAAATCAGCAATAAGTTTTGCTTCTGGTATATGCTCTACTTCTTTTAAAGTAGCTTCATCTACAATAGGTTGTCCTGTTGGAGTAAACTTTCTAGGCTTCCAGCCAAAGTCTGTAAGATATTCTCCTATCTGCTTTCTTGAACCTAAGTTAAACTCCTGTAGAGTTTGACGCATGAAAGGTTTATTAGGACGCAAACCTTCTATTATAGAGTTATATTCCTCATCTGTCAATCCTCTGCGAGATAAAGTGCCGTCTTTTTTAGTGTAAGGTGAAACAACTTTATCGTCTACCCATTTTGGTTTAAATGTTTCGTGAACTTTGTCTTCTGTTTCTTTTAGAAGTTTGTTGAATTTACTTATAAGAAAAGTAGCTGATTTAAAATCAAACGCAAAACCATCTTTAGTTTGTTTGGTTAATATTCTTGTTATGTCGTGTTCAAGGTTTATTGATTCTTTCGAGAATCCCATAGCTTCTTTGCGTAATGCTTGAAATAAAATCTTGTTGAGCTTCGTATCAGCGATACAATACTTTAACATATCATCAGAGAACTCTGTGAAATCAGAAAACTCTAGCTTGTGCATTCCAAGTTTGATACCCCATCTCTCCAAACTATGCCCACCTTCTCGTGTAGGATTAAAAAGCCTACTCAACACCAAAGTATCAATTATTTTTATGGAGGCATTCGGTGTCCAATCGTATAGTTTTTCTAAGATAGGGATATCAAAACCA